TATTGGTAAGATGGTACATCATAGCGGATCCTCCGAGCATCATAATCAGCTTGACCTCTGGAGCGACGTGCATCTTCGTTCGGTATTTCACATATAATTCCTCGAAAACCTCATCGTAATCATCTTGATTTTCCATGATATTCTCACTCCAGCCATCGAGTTGAAGCTCGAATGGATTGTAGCGTTTATTCATAAACTCGAGACCAGTCACACATGCGATGAGCATTCGTCTAGAAAATTTGATAGATTTATCTACATCTATGCTGTACGTAATACGCTTAACCTCGGTTCTGAGTTCATCTACGGGTGAATAAACATTTAATCGCTTATTAATGGTAAAACCACGCTTTTCCAAACGTCCGAGCTTATTCACGAGATCAGCCTTTTCCTCATCGACCGTCTTATACCCGGGAGATGGCTTTTCTTCCTGCTCATCCATGGGACCACTATAATCGTACGACTCTTGTTGCTCTCCACCATCGTATTCCCCGTAATCTATGGGTTCGTCCATTTTCGGTGGGGGTGGATCATTTTGTTTCATCGGGTTAGCGAACGTATCCATATCTTCCTGAAAAGCCACATGTTTGCGGGGTGGTGCTTTATGAATCTGCGAAGCGTTTCCAGGCCGATGCATAACTTGAGGCTTGGGAAAATCTAATTGAATTTCGTCAAGTACAGCCTGTTCACTGTCGTCGAGTTTCATGATAGAACCTCCTCGATCGAGAGTGATTTCACCGTCCATTACTCTCTATATTGAAACTAATCTTTTCTCTTTAACGCACTTTATAAAAAAATATCAGTAGACTATAAATGAAATTTAACAGCGTTAACCGACGAACCATACGAACCATCCTCATCGTTCTTGCCCTTTTATTGGTCCTGTCCTTTTTCTACCCTCCCAAGACCAGCATGTTCCAGCCCACCCCAGTCACGGTCACCCCCGTTTCTGAGGAATCCATTCATAATCTCCCATCGACTGAGGAGTGCCTCGGCAACAGCGTTTACTCTACCAGCACTGGTGGTGTGTGCGGTGGTGGTAAGTTGGTCAGTGATCACGCCAATTACAAGATCGTCGATGGCATCGGACTTGCCTAGACTTTAATCTGAGTTAATATAAATGGCAGCTCAGCCAATTCTTTCAGATATTAATCATGAAATTCATACCGTCGTAGTTGATAGTACTGTCCCCGATTTTGTGGTACATTTACCTACACCTTTGGATAATGTCATCCAGGCTCAATTAGTTTCGGCCGTGTTTACTTCCGGTGAATCAGCACAGACAGCTATTCATATAGGTATTGAGGAACTTCGAACCTTCTTTTCACAGCGTGCGAAAGCTGATCTAGACTCGTCTGACGACAACCACTTAAACGGAGTTTTTGGAACCGTGGTCGGACCTCACGTTTCTCTCACTGGAGCTTCAACTGCGACTGCAGTTAAAGTAATTTCATTCAAAAATGAATATCCCATAAGCCAATATTATCATAATCCTATTCGAAAGTTAAGTCGTTTAACTTTTAATTTGGATAGAGAAAACGGAGATCCAGCTGTTATGACAGCTTTGGTTTTAGTTTTCAAATTTGTTTGTAAAAATAAAAATTTAGGATGTTAGATTCCAGAGCGTCGCATACTCGTTAATTTAAAAATACTTTATAATAATAAGTATGTCTTCTGGAATCGTACAATTAATAGCTCTAGGTGCCCAAGATGAACACATCATGGGTGAACCTGAGATATCGTTTTTTACGTCCACCTTTAAAAGGCATTCTAACTTTTCACAGTCTATCGAAAAACAAACGATACAAGGATCTGTGAATGGTAATTCCATGTCGTCTATTCGGTTCGACCGAACTGGCGACCTCTTAGGATACACATATTTTACCATAGACGATGGTACCCAGGCTGTAGATTTACAAGACTGGGGTGAAGTCGTGAATAAGGTAGAATTATTAATTGGAGGTCAAATTATTGATGTTCAAGATCACAATTATACCGAAAAAATTGCTATTGATATGAACGCACAGAATGTGAGTAAGAGTTCTAACGGTGTACACCCGGGTGCATCTGCTCGGTCTTATTTTTACCCTTTGCGGTTTTTCTTTTGCGAAGGACCCCAATCCGCGATTCCTCTCGTATCTTTACAATATCATCACGTTGAATTACGGATTTATTGGGGTCCAAATGCGGGAAACTATAACGTAGAAGCGTATTCAAATTATTATTATTTGGATAACGAAGAGCGTGGAATAATGGCTTCTCGTACTCATGATATTTTGATAACACAAGTTCAAAAAAATATAGCTTCTAGTGAATTAACCCAAGAACTTATTTTTAACCATCCAGTAAAATATATCGCATGCTCAAATACAAATATGGAAAGTACACTAACTTCCATAGATAATAAAATTAAAATTAGTATTAATGGAACAGATATAGGTATTTATAAATGGGCGAAACCACATTTCGTAGACGTGCAGAGCTATTATCATACAAATTTCGTGACATCCCCAGATTGTTTTGTACATTGTTTCTGTCTAAATACAAGTTCTCTACAGCCTACGGGTAGCTTAAACTTCAGTCGACTCGATAGTGTTAAAATACATAGCGAATCCAGACCTTTGATTGATCCTATATACGCAGTAAATTATAACATACTCAGAGTGAATAATGGGTGTGCGGGACTCATGTACGCAAATTAAAATCAGGAGTAATATTAAATGCCGAAGAACTTGAGTACCGTCGGTGGTGCCACGGAACTTCGCTTCGGTAAGAATTGTAGAGAAGATCAGGCTGACAACTCTGTCGTCATTAACGCGAGTAATGATAAGATCGACGCAACGAAAGCGAGTGGCTTTTACCTGACACCTTTAGAAATAGCTACCAATTTTGCCGAAGATGGTACGGATGCGTCGACTAATACATTCGTGGCGTATAATCAAAGCACGAAACAACTTTTTAGAACTCAAATACCTATGACCTTATCTGGTCTCTCGGGTGCAAATCCAAGTGCTGGTGGTGATTTAAATATCTCCGGGGATCTCGTCGTCACTGGAAATATAACGTCTGCGGGGCAAATAGCTAATATTTCAGTTGAGAATACAGTGTTTAAAGATGGACTTATTGAACTCGGTCTAGGAAACACTGAAAGCGGTATCGAGATGGATCTGGGACACGTCATGTCGCGACCCGGCAATCTTTCAAACGTCGCAGCATTTTATGACGAATCAGCGGATAAATATACTTTTTGTCATACCGTGACCACAGCGACAAACGCAACTGCAGTTGATATAAAAACGGATGAAGATTTAGATGTTCATATTCAAGGTACTTTAACGACTACTGGAAATGTATCTGTCGGAAATTTAATATTAGATGATTCCCATTCAAATGTCATACAAGCGAGTGGAAACATATACACAACCGGTAATGTATACATAGAAGGAGGTCTCGTCACAAATTCAGGAAGTGTATCTAAAAAAACATACAGTCATAAAAATGATCTTAACAATAGTACAAGTATAGCAAATGCTACGATAACATTAACTTTTACACATCACTCATTTTACGCAAAAATTATAGCACAACTTTTTGATAATAACAATGAAGAGGTCAGTACCATGATTCTGGATATAGCTGGTGGTGAGAGAGGTGGCTCCGCTCCTTCTAGTACACCTATAGCTATGGGACCTATGTCCATTTTTGGAAACGCGAGTACAAACCCATGGAGTTCGACAGTTGCGACAACTGGTAATGAGATTACTATCAAACCTTCTACAGATATACCATCTACAGGTGTAGATGGAAAATATTCCATTTTCGTAGAGTATATTTCACATGAATCAGCTGGAAAACTTACGTCTATCGAACGTCCGTTAGGAACAGGTGATACAGTTAATTTTGGATATTAAATACACATTCTCTCCAAACGACCTATTCGTCGTTTGCAAAGATGTTTTTTATGTTATTAAAGTATAAGAATGTCACTTCCCACGAGCGTTCAAATCGTTCCCGGAAATTTGGTTTTATCAGGGAACGTACATACCAATGACACTGATAATACATTTTGTATTGATCGTGCTAACGGTATAGTTGGTATAGGTCAAAGTTTAACCAGTCTTGTTACCGGTATTAATGATTCAAATGTTTTACAAATATCTGGGGAAGTGACAGCGACTAAATTTCATGGTGATGGGCGTGGAATTACAGGACTTACCGATTCTAAATGGTTAGAAGATGATAACGTTGTCAATAATATACATTATTCACTCGGCAATGTCGGGATAGGTGGAGCGGCGTCGGGTACGAATAAACTTAAGGTTCATGGAACCGTTGAAGCGTCGTCGTTCAGTGGTATCCTAGCGACGGACGTCCCAACTCTCGACACTTCCAAGATCAGTGGTCTAGGATCCTT